ATACTTCCTCAAATACCCATTTCTGAAAAACTTTAGCAGATGGAAGTTTAGATCCAAATACCAATTGATAGATACCAGCTTCTTCTAGTACGGTCACAGACTGCATTCCACCAGGTGTTACCATTTTGGTAACACCTTTGTATTCACTGTCAACCTTAGTGGAGACTGTCTTAGCCGGGTTGGCATAACCTAATATAGCTGCGACATCGTTAGCAACAGGTTTACCATCAATAAAACGAATGGGTTGCGAATCAAACTGAAAAACTGCTAAATTATTCATGTGACCTCTTACTAGGTTAATTCCCCTGCGGACTCGGTGTTGTCAGCACCATCCGGCGAGGGGATTACATGATAATTATAACACACTTATAGGTATTTCGGATAGTTGCGTTATGGTTTCGATAAGTAGACTACAACCACTGCTCAATAACAGCTTTTGCAACTTGTTCGGTCATGCGTGGTGGCACACTCATTCCTATCATGTATTTGCCTATCTTATCGGTTTTAGCTTGGTAATCGTCAGGGAATGAGCCAAGACGTTTATATTCGCGGTAGGTCAATCTTCTAGGCTCTGACCAATGAGTAAAGTTTGAATGAGAGCTTGTTATTGTACATGATGGAACTAAATTGTTTAATTTGTAGTTATTAAACCAGGCATGTTTTTTAAATATCTTTGAATGTGCAACATCTAAAAAATTACCTTTGGGTGTGTTGTTCCACAAGAGCAACTCTCTATCACTTACTTTATTATCCCTAATTTCATCATCAGTAAGTACCTGTAAATCACTTGTAGCCTCACCAGCACTAATCCATCTAGATTTGGGAGCTAACACCAATTTAGGTTTATTAATATCATCACGTAACGCAATAAAAAATACCCGTTCTCGTTTCTGTGGCACTCCACAATCAGCAGCATTAATCAAGAATAATTGAGGTTTATATCCAATTTTCCTAAACCTATCAATTATCATTTTGCAGTAACCTTTAGCGTTACCTTGCAACATACCTTTAACATTTTCAGCTATGGCAACTCTAGGCTTTAGATGCTCAACTAAATCCAAATAATCAAAGAATAAATCATCTAAAACCTGTTCGGCTTGACCTTCCCTAAAATGCTTTTTCTTACCCCATGCTTTCTCTCTACTACCTGCCATTGAGAACGTACTGCATGGAGGCGAGCCATCTAATATGTCTAAATGATATAATTCATCGGGCAATTTTGTCTTAATTAAGTCTTTAATAGGACACAGAAAATAATGTTTAGGTTTGAGGTTTAGTTTGTAATGATAAGCCATTTCAGAGTCAATATCATTAGCGGCAATTACGTCACAACCTGCTAATTTATAACCCATAGAACTCCCACCACCACAGCTAAAAGTTGACATAACTTTTAATCCGTTCTGTGGGATGTCTTTTAAATCTTTTAAGTACCACGCTATAGGATTGCTCATTCTTTACTATTAAACTCAAAACCACATTTAGGACATTTATGTTCAAAGTCAAATTCGTCTACATCAACCTCTTTAGACGATGATTCTGGTATATTTCCATCCCCACCACTGCCACATTCACCATCCCCATCATCCTTTTGCACATCATCCAAAAAACTTAACTCCAGTTCACCAAACCCAGTCAAACTTAGCTCAAAATCCTCCTCTTGCAAAAACTCAAAATCAATCTTCAGTAGTTCCGGGTCAAAGCCGGTATTCATTGTCAGCTTATTATGCGCCAGCCGATAAGCCACCTTTTGAGCATCGGTCAACCCCGTCACCTGAATTACGGGAATAGTCTTATCACCACGTTTTTTAGCTGCCAATAGCCGACCATGACCTTCTAGTAATTCACCCTTCTCATCCACTGCCACCGGGTCGAGAAACGTAAACTCTTCTATAGAATTGGCTATCTGTTCCACATGGGAATCAGGATGTAGCTTTGCGTTATTCGCATAAGGGCTTAAACGCTCAATATCCCACTCTTCTATTTGGCTTCGTTTAATAGTCATGTAATTACAGGTAAAATTTAATGCAATTTTAGCATGAGAAAAATATTTTAAAAATACGGACAATTTGCTATTGACACGGATAAAATACTATGGCATTATATAAATATAGAGGCAAGGGAAGCACCCCAAGCCTCTAAATCAAACAAGCATAGCATTAAGGACATTGTATCATGGTAAGCTCCACAGACACATATCTTTCTGGAATTATATCTGCTTACGAAAAATTCAAAAATCAAGCAATAGAAGAAGGAATCAAATCCAGCACTCAAGCATCGCATAGTGGTAGTGGATATTCCGTTGAATTTCTCCCAAGCGGTAGCTACCGCGTTCTTTGGGATAATCAAATTGGCAATCTTTACAAGTCAGAAGGCGTGATAATTGGTATTCCCGCTTGTTCTAGCGATGAATCACCTGACGACGATAATGATGAATGGTTTTTTGATAATGCCGTTAATGAGTTTGAAGAAAAGTTCAATCAATGGAAATCCGATTATTTAGAAAATGCTTAATACTAATGCGATCGCTAACCGAATAGTCAGTGATCGCATCAGCCTTTAGCCCCATCAAATTCATGGAACAGCCTTTCCCGGTAAGCAGTCTTGAAACTGCTTACCGATTAGTAATAGACATCGCTGAAACATTGCTAGTTCACAATGTCCCACTGCATCAATATAATCCGGATTTCCCTTTCCGGAATCCAACCCCATCTAAAGCAGAAATAGAAGGATTTGATATTTCCTGGTTATCAAATCCTGATGGTTCAAAATACGCACCGGACGGAAACAACGCCAGCGTTGTTCCGTCCGATGTTTTGGATAGATTAGCTGATGCTATAAACGCATTGGCTGAAATCGAAGAAAGGTATTGGAGCAATAAATGAAAAAATCAAGCATTGCTCCAACACAGAAATACGGTAAATTAACCGTAATGGAAAGAGACAATGCAAAAACAAACAAAAAGCCTTTTTGGTGCTGCCAATGCGAATGTGGTAGCACTACATCTGTTAGAGCCGATTACCTGACATCAGGAAAAATCGTATCCTGTGGATGCTATAGAAATAGTAAATTTAAAGCATCACCAGAAAACATTGAACAGTGCAAAGAACTGTTCAACCAAGGCAAAAGCATTAATGAAATAGCTGCGTTAATGCGGATTTCACCATCTAACGTCCAGAAGTTTTTATCTACTTCTGGCATTGAAACCGAATGTATTTCAAGGGAGGAATTAAAAGCCTACAAAGAAGAAGATAAGCTGCGATGGGCTAAAAAATATGTCATTTTCAAGATGTCGTTGAGCGCGATCGCCGAAGGAGAAAATACCACGACAGCATCTATATCTAGGTCTCTCAATAAACTCGGTATACCCATGAGAGAACCGGGAAGTCAATCTGCTGAAATGCTCTCTCGATTTAAAGCAAAAGCCAATGAATACTGGCAGTTTTACAAAGATGGGATATCTTCGGTTGAGATTGCTAAATTATTCGATTTATCAAGTCCAAATGTTGTGCTTTATATCCTCAAAGCACATGGATACAAAATAAGAACAAATCAGGAAGTGCGTAGAGTAAAAAGGATTAACTTCAGGAAAGAAACTAGAAGCTTAATAAAGACTCGCGGAGTCAAATTAAGCGAAACAAGGAAAGCTGAAAAGCTTCGCAACTTAGAAGAATTAAAATGACTAAGAAAGGAGATTCCAATGTCAAACAAATCAAATGCGTGCAAAACAGACGGCACACTCAAAGGATGCTTTGTCATCCAAAACGAAAAAAAATGGGAATTCACAATCGTAGACCCCTGGAACAGAGGGTTTTACCGCACACCAGACCCAAAAAGATTTGCTTCTCTTAAAGAGGCAGAAAAGTTTGTTAGAGAAAACAACATAAAAGGCACTATTGTGAAGGGTTGGTGCGACCCTTCCCAGGGATTTTTCCCAGGGGAGTTCCCTGGATAATGACTAGAAAACAGGAGAGTATAACGCTCTCCCTTTCATTGGAACAGAAAGCCGAACTCGAAAACATAGCCTTAGAGTTCGGTTATTTATGGGGTGAAAACCCCAATATTTCAGCATTAATCAAAGCAATAGCAAAAGGCGAGCTATTGCTGATAAAACCCGAATCATCTGGAAAGCAAAATCGGGTATTAGCCAAGGATGCGATCGCCAGCATCCAAGATGCAATTACATTGTTGGAGTTGATATAAAAAGCCAATCAAAGGTTTCAGGTAATTTGATTGGCTTTTTCTTATTATATTAATTCGCATTTTCAACATCAATTTATCATTGCAAATACATCTGTAAAATGTTAAAATATACAAAAATAAAGTAGTGAATCTGCGTCAACAGATTCACTATTGCCACAACCTCTACACAGGCTGATGACACCAATATTATGACACAATTAGAGCTAATCAAGAAAGAAATTCAACAACCCAAACTCAGAGATTATCAGATTGATTTTATCAGAGATATTTACAATGAAATTCGCAAAGGTGAGAAGCGAATTTTAGGAGTATCCGGCACCGGATCAGGTAAAACAGTTATTGCATCCAGGATGGTAGCTGATGCTGTTAGTCGTGGGCGCAAAGTATTGTTTATTGTCCATTTAGATGTATTAGTGGGACAAACTTATGAGAAGTTTTCCGCATTTGGACTAGAATGTGGATTCATTAAATCAGGATGGAGTGAAAATCAAAACGCTTTAGTACAAATTGCATCGGCTCAAACATTGCACCGCCGGAATTGGTGGCGAGATGGATTTGTACCAGATATAATTATCTGCGATGAAGCACACGAGACCGCATGGATATCCGTAGTATCCGAGTTGCTTGAAGAGAACGAAAACGCCATAAAAATCGGGCTGACCGCTACACCTTACCGATTATCAAAGAAGCAGGGCATGGCTGACAAGTTTGATGTGCTAGTAGCTGCACCCACGCCAGGAGAACTAATGAACAAGGGTTTTCTTGTTCCTGCCACTTACTACGGCATCAAGCAGCCTGATTTATCCAAAGTCAAAACCATAGCTGGAGACTATTCCGAAAGCGGACTAAGCGAGGTTATGAACGATAGCGACGTTTTAGACTCAATGCTACGCAACTGGCAACGACTAGCTAGTAACAGAAAGACCATCGCTTTTGCGGTTGATGTCAAGCATTCAAAAGCGATCGCACAAAAATTCAATGACAACGGAATAGTCGCAGAACACCTGGACGGAGACACCCCAGGGCATATCAGAAAACAAATGTTTGAGCGGTTAGCAATAGGTAAGACTCAGGTATTGTCATCCTGCAAAGCACTCCAGATAGGGTTTGACTGCCCACCCGCCGACTGCGTGCTGATGTGTCGTCCTACTAAGTCCAAGTCAATTTACTTTCAACAATTGGGGCGTGGCTTGCGTCCATCCCCAGGTAAAAAAGATTGCATGGTGCTAGACCAGGCTGGCAATGTCGCCAGATTTGGTTTTGTGGAAGATATCAAGAAATTTAGTCTAACCAAGGGCAAAGAATCACAAGGTGAAGCACCAGTTAAATGTTGTCCCGATTGCCAAAAAATTCTCTATTGCTTTGTGATGAAATGCCCACAATGCAGCCATGTTTTCCCCAGGCAGGATGTAGAAAAACCAACTGGCGAGATGTTTGCATTAAAGTCAAAAGCCAAAAAATCAAAAGCTAAATCAAGCGATGACTCGCTACTTGAAGAGAGGATTAACTTTGTAAAAGAATCGCTTCAAAAAGTCTGGAAATACAAAATAAAACCAGGCTGGGTGTATTTTCAATTTAAAGAAAAGTTTGGAACAACGCCCCATAGACAAATGTTCTTGCATGGAATTTTTGGGGAAAATCCAACAGAAGAAGACAAGCAAAATTACTGGACTTTTCTGATGGCTAAATCTGAAAACGACATCACTTATTCCCAAAGGTATTACTCATGGGAATTCGGGGAAAATAGAACAGCATGATTTCCCAGTAAATATTCACGACAAGCGCTCGCCATTGGCGGGCTTTTTTGTGCATCAATACGGCACTTCCGCCATGTTCCCCAATGGGTCTACCTTGATATCAGTGACAATCTTCCTGGCCTGTGTAGCGACAAAACCAGCTTTCTTGACCATGCGCTCCCACAGGGAACGGAACAGTCCTTTGCGTCTTTTCCATTGAAAAACAACCGCTTTGACGGCTGGTATGCAGGGGGCTTCAACCACAATATCCCCAATACCGTAGTATGTACCCCGGAAATCATGCAGGGCAAAGAATAGCGCATTATACAACTCAACCATCAGCATACCACCGTGGTCGGGCATACAATTGAACGCCGTAATGTCTTCAGAGTGCTTCAAGCTTTCGTTGATTCTATCCCGACGCACCTGATCAAACACCTGATAGAAGATGAGCATCTTAGCAATATCAACTCGCTCTAGAACTGGTGGTGTGGCCACGCCGTGACCAGGTACACCAGCACGTTTTCCCCACGCCGCACCCTTGGGGCGATTCTCCAAATCATACCAAAATAGTCCCCAGGATATCTGGAGTTTTCGGTATGTGAGCAGCGTCTTAGTGTTGTGATACGCTCCAGCCCAGCAATGCTGAAGATATCCTTCCGTAAAGTCTAGGGGTACTGTAATCTGCACATTGCCCTGGGCAGAGCAGGCAAGCAGGTTGTTCCAATTCTCAGGGACTACCCTGTCCATGCCCTCTTCCCGTCTGATAGCCTGGTAATCCGTAGCTGCGCGCCACACCAGGGAATTAAGGATGCCCATGTGAGTAAATAGCTGGCGGTCGGTTAGGGTCTCTGATGCCGCAAAAGCCAACTCTTTAATTTCTAGGATTTGATTTTTTGAGAGAATTGTGTTATTATTCATATAGATGATGAATAAAGTTTGCATTGCAAGAATCTTGTAATGTGCGCGCACTGGCATTAGTCAGTGCGTTTTGCTTTTTACCCGACCACCGCAACATCACGATTATAACACCATATCCAATATTATGCAAGCGGCTGAAACCCTTGCTGTATCTACATCTCTACTTTTACTTACAGTATCCTCCTCATCCAGTGGAGACTGCTCATTTGGATTTTTTCTTTTGGAAAATTCTTTTCTTGGATTCCATTCCCATAAGCTCTGCATCATGAGAAGGATACTGTAAGTAAAACGCCAAATCCTTGTAGGGTAGGCGGTTCACCGTCAAGCTAGTTAAAGCTGTTGCGATGATTGTACTGATACAGGCGTCAAGATTGTGACTTTTGTAAAATTCAGTATAAATCTAAGATAAAAGGTGTTGACAATTAATCTGAGATAAATTATATTGATTACATGAGAGGCAAAACACTAATCCCAAAACAACCCGCAGGCCTCACGGGGTGCAGATGGTAGGGACTCTGCATTAAGGAAGATGTTTGAACAAATTGAGTCCATGAAATCCGATGCTGCCAAATGGCAGCCTGAGTTAACTGAAACGTCATTATCTGACTATATGCTTACCCTAGCATCTGCTGGGGATTTAGAAGCTATAGAATGGGTAATAGAACACATTATGGAGTCTTCAGAAGAAGACTCTGAAGAGTTTTAGTTGTTACTAACTCCCAATTTGACGGCCATTTCAATCCCGAAATATTAAGTTATGGGGTAAGAATCAAATTCTTAATGGCCGCATTCCCCGAAACCGTTATTCAATAGGGGACTAATCAAATGCAAATCAAAATCACAGAAAAAAGCAGCTTTGCGCTGCTAGAAATTCTTGCGGACAATGGCAACCCTGCCAGCCCCCAAAATCCAGTAGACGAACAATCAGAACTGGCGAAAGCCAACTTCCCTGAAGCCAACGGACAGTTGGCTGTCATTAGCGGAATGCCAGTCAGTGCAATCGCCTTGGTGGCGTTGCACTACAAAAACCTGTTCGGCGCAACTGCTGTCGCCAATCCCCGTCTTGGGGTGGCACTGGTGGTTCACTCCACCAACCCAGCCTACCCACTGGGTGCGTCAATCCCTTTGGGATAATCGAGTTGTGGCAGAATCGCACCGTTAAAAAGCGCGGTAGACCTGCCACAGGTCAAGGTGAATCAAGGTATATTCCTCTTGAATTGTTACCCGCCGTAGATAATCTCCTAGAGGAATACAGAAAGTAAAAGAAATCCCTAGTCAATGGCTGGGGATTTTTATTTTGAAAATATTTTATTTCGCTATTGACATTATAGAGAAATTATTCTATAGTGTAAGAAGTTGAAGAAACAAAGGCAATTATGGAAGCTATCAAAATTTGGCACGCAGCCGAAGGGATGAGTCTTTCACCAACAGGTTTTAGGTTGGCTGACTCAGATGAGTTGGTGAAAGATGCTATTTATGGGGCCGTTTGCCCTGGCGATATTTTAGAGTTAGGCGATGGTAAGTTTGTTGTCGAAAAAGACAGGAGTTTATCCTGTCAGACAAAACGTTTTAACTTTGTCTTTAAGCATTGTTTCCTCGAAGATCCACTAAAATGGATGGATCATATACTGGAAGGAATAGGTTTAAAGAAAGAAAAGATTGTCAAAAGCTACGGAGCTATGGCAAATCTCCAAAGTCACGAATGGAACAATCGTGACGGCGAAAATTGCGATTTAATTGCAGTTAACAGCCGAAGATGGGATAAAAACATTCCCGTTTATGGTTTCACCTACAAAGATGAGGACGGTGAAAGTATGGACGATTGGATTTTAAAAGAATTTATACCTGCTTGCAAAAAGCTGATGTCGCAAGCAGGAGAAGTGAACATAACTTATTTTGAAAATGAAACTGGTTGGTGGATTGAATGAATCTTTCTCAAATCCTCCACAAAATCTTGAGCAACTACAAAAGCATCTATGATGCTGCTCAGGAAATCTCGCTGCAAACAGGCGAGAAGCTTGACACAGTACACCACCGATTGTCCAAGTGGTGTAAAAAAGACCCTGAAACATGGGTCAAAATCAACCAAGCTTTAAACCTGCTTGGCTATGAAATTCAAATCAAAAAGCAAGGCAACATGAAAGCAAAAGCAATGTTAACTTCCAAGACACTGGCAGGGTCTGGTGGACTTGTCTCTGTAATCTATGAGGTCGTAGATTACGACGAAAGAGAGAATGCTATTTACGGCATCATTGATACCAATTTCAGGGGCATTGCCCTTGTAATTGAAGAAACTCCAGCCTCAAGAAAGGTTGAGGTTTACGCGACAGAATTACCTGTGCTTTCTCTTTTGAGAGAGTACGTGGACTTTTAAGTATTTGCGGAACTCCTTAGTTCCGCGAATACCCTGTCCAATAACTGGAGATTTTTAAACATGATTATTGACTTTGGTAAATACAAAGGAAAAAATATTGGGGAAGTCCCCACTCAATATCTCGCATGGGGCGCAGTTTACCTCTCCAATCGATGGAGAGATGTTTTTGAACAGGAATACGACTCTCGGTTACATTCGAGATTGTATAGGTTTCAGGTGTTTTTAAACACCACAGAACCTGAAGAATGCCTGTCCCTTCCACAGGACTTACTGCGCTCTCTACGCCTCTACAAGAGGTTCTGGGGAAACAAGAAGATAGCTTACATAGAGAATGATGGTGATTTCATCATTCTTCCACAAGAACTGGATGAGCGGCAAAAAGATACACTTGACTTTTACTTAAAAAGTACAAGTACCATGATGGAATATTGTTGTGAACTTAATCACAACAATTACCGACAGTTCTAAAAAAAAAGAAACCCCTGGTCAACGACTGGGGATTTTTTATTTTAAAAATATTTTATTTTACTAGTTGACATTGTAGAGAAATTATTCTATAGTGTTAAACATGAGACAAAAGGAGATAAAGAGTATGACTTTTGTAAAACCAGTAATTGCAAATAAAACAGTTAAAAAATACGATAAGGTTCTCTTTGGAAGCGGTTCAAGCCGCCCCTACAGTCCATATACCCTACTTAGTGACGTAACTGTCACTACAAAAGATACAAGGTCTACAGGAAGTGTGAGCTTCCATATTTCTGGCACGTTGCCAGATGGTAGAACAATACAAACAGAAGGATTTTTGTACAAGAAAGGGCGCAGTCCTTGGAAGTTCAGCGGTGCTGGTCTAGCACCATTGGAATATTCCGGTGGTATGTTAAGTCACTGCCAGGATGCAGTGCATTTTATGTTTGACCCTGGAGAATGGGATAGGTCTTATCGCTACAAATTCCCTGAAACGCTTGTAACGGATACATGGTCTGCCAAGCAGACGTGGCAAGAATGGTAAGCCGAAACGGGAGCAATCCCGTCCGCACAGGATGACAACCTGCGCGCTGATGAGGCAAGTTAACAAAGGAGCAGGTATGCGTACAATAGAATTAGCTAAAAAATTGAATTTAAAAGAAAACCAAGCAATCACTTGGTTGTCATTACCGGAATGGAAGCCTTATTTCAGGGTTAGCTTTGAGGAGAAATTAACTTCTTCATTGAGAAAGGAGATTAGCAAAAGGCTGTGGAAATATCATAGAGTTAGAAATCCCGTTAAGTTCAAGAAAATCCAAGGGGGGTTCCTTGGGACGGTAAACAATTTAATAGTTGAGGTGAATTTCTATGCTTATTACAAACCAAGCATAGAAGTCACGACAAAATACCCTTATTCAAAGGAAACAGAAACTGTTCCTGATGTCTGGATGCCTCAAGAATATTATCTACCAACCATTGACATTAGGGAATTTAATCCGACGGATTACTCTGATGTGGCGCACCCGCTACACGAGTGGTTTGAACTAGGGGCATCGTTGGGGTATGGGGACGGGTTTTGGAATAGAGACCCTGATGAACCCCTTAATGATACTCCTGAATTCCCTACTAGGGAAGCTGAAACAGCTTACCGTGGAGGATATGAAAGAGGATTCACCAACGGGGTAATGGATGAATAACCCACCTGATGAGTCCGGCTGGCGACCGGACGAAACACTCCGATGAGTGTCGTGGGCAGCCGTATAATTACACTGGAGAATTTATGATTTATTCTGTTGGTTTTGATGAACAGGAATTGAGCAAGGTCAGCCTAGAAGCTAACAAACTCTTGTCCGGACAAGAACTTGTTTATGACAAAAAATTAATAACGTTCACCTCTTTTTCATCCTATGAAGGGGAGGAAGAGTGTGACAGAGAAGAGACCGACATCCTCTCTGGAGATACGGTGATTGTGTCCTGGTGGACTCCCTTTGCCTACATCGAAAGGATGAGGCAGGACAAAATAAAAGTCATTGTTCTGGAAACAGAACACGGAGGTATTATCAGGGTAATTTCATCTTAGTCCCACCTGATGAGTCCGGCTGGCAACCGGACGAAACACTCCGATGAGTGTCGTGGGCAGCCGTATAATTACACTGGATAAACTGAAAAAACCCGTCAGAAATGACGGGTTTTTTATTGCCCATTCTCCAATAGTTCCGCTAAAGTCTCCAGAAGCCACACCAAATCCTCTCTAGGCATCCATCCCAGCTTGTTAAATCTGTCCAGAATTTGCCGGAATCGCTCCTGTTTGTCGTCCATGATTGAATTGTACCGTTCGTGTGTCCCTACCTCAAACAATTATATATAAATAATTGTAGAGATAAATTTAATCCAATTAGCAAACCAATCGGCATAGTCCATTAATTGTGCAATCAATTTTAGGCATAAATAAACCCGCTAAAACTGTATTAATTTTAGCGGGTTTTAGTTATTGGTGCAATTCAAAAAGGTCACGCTATTCTCAAAAAAGTATCTAGCGTTTTTGGCGGCACGGGTAAGTGGGATGAGAACTCCAGATTGTATTTTTTTGCCCATCGCCTCAAGGTTTTAATAGTGGGAGATTTGCCAATTTGACGACACAACCACGCAGGAACTTCCGAACCTTTGATGCCCTCAATGGCAATTCCGTCGCCCAATGCTTTATCAAGTTCCGTCTTCAATACCGGACTTGAATTTAACCGCTTAACAATTTGAGGTAAAGTCACCCCTGTGTTGCACCCTACTGGTCTTTTAGTTCCGTTTTCTCTCTTCTGCTCAAAGCGGATATATGCCAGCATCATCAGCCATTGACAATGAGTTTTGCTGATAATCGGCTCTTCTCCTTTCTTTAATTTACGAAAGTCGGGAACTTGACAAATCTGCTTGTATTTCCGCCAAGTGCGATCGCTTATCGGGTCATTGTAAATATGAGCGCAAGCAGCCCACACCCAGCGTTCCGGATATCCTTGGGGTTCATTATTTTTCATTTCTCCACTCCTTCGCATTAATAAAATTAATATTGGCCGCTACTGCCGCTTGTCTGTCCTCTTCCCTATCTCCCACCATCAAATACTCGTGTCCAGGATACAAACTAATCCCAAAATTCAACATTCCTGGATTAGGTTTTCTAAAGTTGCCAAAATCTTCCCAGCGATTTGATAGTAGTGGACTCTGTCCGACTTCCCTGGCAAATTTAGATAGTCGGTAAAAAGTTTCACCTCCATCGGTGCAGAAGAAAATCATTAACATCTTAGGGATTAAATCAAGGGTGATTTTCTGTTCTGTAAAACAATCTTCAAGGGACTTAAACCCTGCTTTCACGCCACCTTGATTGGTGACACCAATGATTTTGTAATCGTGATAGCGAGCGATCGCATCTTCAACTCCAGGAATCATCTCCTGGTCATAGGGGTCATTGATGAACGTCGCCCCTGACTTACTGCGGCGCACCGTTCCGTCCAAATCCAAAAACAATACTTTACTGCTCATTTTGCTTTTCTAGGTTTAGCCGTTTTTTCCTACCGCGATTCTTGTAATGTCCAAATTCCTTTATCTGAATTCGCTCTTCCGTTACTCCAAACTCTAACGCTTTCTCCCGCTCATGCGTCCTAACGCTATCCTGTTCTTGTCGCCACAAAGCCGCTACAGCCATTTGCAGTCCGGTTGTGACATCTACTCCGTAGCAGGCAATGACTCTTAAAAATTTACGCTTAGATTCCGCCGGAACTTTACCCCGGATTTCTCGCATAGCATCGCCTACTACGGGCTTGCCGTCAATCATCCCTCGGTCAGGATGATTGCTGATATCTTCTTCTAGTTCTTGTTTAGTCTGTGGTTTCCGTCGTTCGGTCATGATATTCATCAAAGTTATTTTCTACTATTAGCACACTATTAGCGGAAAATGATATGCTATAAAAAAATAGTCCCTATTTTGCTGAAACCAAAATAGGGACACACCCCACTAGCCGTTACCTAATGGAGTACCCCAATCATGGCACAAACCACAACAAGAATCCAAGAAATTGCAGACAAATTAATGAAAGATGGGCGCATATACCCTGGAGAATACGGGTATATATCAAGATGTATTCAGGCGATTTATTACCAGCTAGAGAAATTTTATAATGGCACTGGTGTTGAACCACCTAGTAGAAAAACTATAGAAAAATGGTTTGAAAGAGATTGTCCTGATTGGGCGATCGCTATTTTAAATAAAGCAATTTAAAACAGATAACCTACATTTGTCGGTAAACCTATAGCCACCCCACAAGGGTGGTTTTATATTGGTGACATAACCCAGACATGACCCAGACATCACAAATTTACCACCATGGAAAAAACCAAAACTCGCGCATATTTTGAAGCACTGGTAAAGGACGGCGTTTCGTCTCAAACAGCAAGACAAGCAGCATCAACCATGAGATGCGATGACTACTTTGAAAAACGGACAGAGCGAGGCTCTAACAAAGTATTAGACGCGTGGGAAGAAAGTATGTTAAATGCCAAATAGAAAGCAGATTGCCCAAGAAGTCGGTGTAGGAGAAAGACAACTGCAAAGATACATAAAACTAGCATCCCAATATTTAGATATGTTTGCATCTTTTAGGGATAAAACCACCAATAATCTGATTGGGATGCCAGTTGAAAATGATGAGCAGATTCAAATATTAAAAGCAATAAGGACGCTAATTTTAAAATACAAAAACACCAAAAACGGAGCGGAAATTATTGCAACAGAGCTACAGAAAATCAACAAAGGAGACAGCAATGTTTAAATCTAAAATCACAGCATCAATCATCATTATCCTTGCCTTAGCAATGCCAGCCATATCCTACGCAGCAGCCAAATACATACCATCAGCACAGGTTCAAGCCAATGGAAAACACTGAAATTTTAATTGTAATCAGGCAACATGAACCAGACGGAAGTTACAAAGAATGGACGGCACAACCAGGGTTATCAGCCTTTAGTGCAGCCGCCAAAAAACAAATCAAGAAACTATTGGGAGTAGGCAAATTATGACAGTGGCAGATTTAGTTAAAAGCTTCATGAACTCGGAAATGTCAGTAGACAACGTTTGGGAAAAAACCCAAGCAATATGCGCTATCTATGGCATTGATCCAAACACATTAGATGAAGCAAACGCCCAATTTATAGCAGGTGAAATTGATAAAGAAAATGCCAGTTTAGCCGTTAGTGGTAATGGCGGCGGACTGACTGTAACTGAAGACAACGGAAAGAAAAAGAAGAAAAATACACCAGTAGCTACCAATAATTCACAGCAAGCGCAAACCCTAAAACCTGCGGTAATTGGACTAAGAAATGCTATTGAATCCGAAGTAGCGGGCTTGTCTAATGCCTTCGATTCAGAGTTTACCAAGCACGAGAAAAACGCAGCCCAAAAAATCACACAGAGAGCCAAACAATTTGCTCCCAATGTAGTCAATTACGTAGCCGAAGAACTGGAGGGCTACAAAGCAGATTCAGAAATCTTTCACGGACAAATTACAGGAATCATCGAAGAGGCTTTTAGCGGTTTCCTCGACGATTAGACCATCTAATTGGATGATTGCAGCCGCAATTATTCAGTCAATCGCACTAATAGGAGTTCTCGTTTATGCAGCATCGCAACCTCCCCGACCCGTGGGAGGAGACAACCACCCAAACACCCAAGAACCCCATAGAATTTACCGTGAAACCGACTGGTGAATTTACATTTAAAGGGTCACCTAATCCCGATTTAGTCAGGCAATTAATAGTCTCTAGCGACTATCATCAAGACCAATACCGTCGCCACAAATCTGAAACAGAGCAACGCATTGATAGTCAAGCACAGATGACTAATTATTTAACAATCGGATTCTTGGGGACATCTATTTTAGTATTAGCAGCGTGTCTAATACTGTCAGCAAACAAAGGTCAAAATCAACAAAATCAAGGAAATATTAATTATGATGGACAATTTATTCGGGGGACTAGTTGCAGGTAAATCCAGTAAATTAACTGGCAGTGGGCAAAATCCAACCGCTATCGGCAACTTAGGAAACTCAATGGCACGGGTAAAAGACAAGATGCAGCTACCCGTCGAAATATCAGCAGCAAAAGTTATTCAATTAGAACAAGAAATGGGACAAACAGCAGGCGAAATGGAATTAGCAAGTCAGATTTTTTCTGCACAAGAAAAACTCCTAAACGATGCAATCACCTTACACGGTAAAAACACTGACTGGGCAGCTATCACCATGAGAGCGGATCAGAAATTGCGAGAAATCGAATCAAAACATCATCAGCAAATTGCCACCTATAGCCTAGGCGCAGCCAAAACCCAGGCTTACGTTGACGGATACACGGGAGCATATCAAATGAGTGCGGAGATTTTCCAATGATATTCAAACGAAATTCAGAAGCAGACAACGCATTGTTTCTATTCTTTAATAAGGTCGGTTGGGTGGTGCTATTTTATAATGCGTACACCCTATATCCATACTTTTACGACCTTTTAAAAGCAGCAGATTATTGGCAAAGAATCTTTGCTAGTGCTGTATCTGTGGCATTAATTCTAGGGATTGAATCATCTACCATGACCGTATTGTCCGACCCTAGAGTTTTAGTGAAAGTCCTAGAAAAACCTAGAGTTGACAAAGAAATTAAACAGATTTTTGATGTCGTCAGCTTCATGGGAATTGCTAGTTTTTTATTAGTCGCATCCTATACTTTTTGGACTGATTATCAAATCAATTTAAAACAATTAGGCAACCCTAGCATGATGTTTTTAAAAATATTATGCGGCGTGTTTGTGATTGGTGCTGAGTTAGCTTTTGGTTGTGCAAACATATTTTTAATAGCCAGCAAGGAGGCTGAATTAAATGATTCCAGACGCTAAAGGTATTATTACCATCCTATTGATAGCTTTGTTTTTGGGGATGATTTTATATTTGCAATATGACATGAGGAGATGACATGAAAATCAAAATGGAGGACTTATTTACCGTCGGTTGCCTATTTTCTGGATATGCCTTTTTCCAGTTAATGGGAATCATCATCAGAGGGTTTCCCGGTAGTCGTACTGGCGCGATCGCTCTTTCTGTACTAGGAATCCTTCTTATATTCGGTATGGGATTCAGTAACTGGTGTGGGTTGTGGTACAAGCGCGGCGGTGTCCTGAGCAAAAATCAATCCGTTGTTGGCTTTGCTCCATTTTATGTACTTGGTACATTTGCACTGGTGGCGTTAATTATTGGATTCAATGCGGGAGGCTGACATGACTAACCCGTTTGCATCCAAAAAAGAAGTATTTGCCCCATTAATTAACGCCGAACGGTGGCTAATGGGTGCGTTCGCTGTGGCTGGCATCGGGTTTACATTCACTCCCGTCATCTGGCCACAACAAAGACC